CCCGGGCTCGGGAGTTGAAAATCCCGGTGTTCAGTGGGATACCCACAAAGGCGTGCGGGCATCACGCTTCTTTACAGCAGTGGGCGGAGGCGGGCATCAAGTGCCCCCAGTCCCAGCGGCTGGGCCCCAAGGAGGAAGTGCGGTTGCCCTACCCGGTTGTTTTGCGGAGGGACCGCAAAATGAGCCAGGGGAATTCCATGTACCTGGCCCGGTCCCGGGAAGAGGAACGGGAGATTCGCCAAGCGCACCCTGAGTTGGACCTGGCAGTGGAGTATATCGATGTGCGCCGGGGAGACGGGTTCTACAGCAAATACCGCTGCTACATTGCCGGCGGCACTGTAATTCCCAGGCAGGCAATGTTCTCCGACCAGTGGATAGTGACTCTGGGGCACACCGTGGGAGTGCGTTGCCCTGTTTCAGTGGCGGAGAATCAGCGCTTGTTCACTGAGGCGGACCCCGCCCGGGACGAGATACTACTCCGAGCTGCCCGGGCGGTGGGGTTGGATGCGGGGGCGGTAGACTACTCGTACACCCCCGAGGGCGACCTGGTGGTATGGGAGATCAACGCCTGCTACGGCATGGCGGGGAAGGGGAGCCGCACCATCGATATCGCCTTTCGAAAGTCCACTGGTATTGCCAATCCGGAGATGGTCGTGCATAAGGAGCAGCAGTTGGCCTTGGTTTCCGGGCGGGAGATGCACATGCGGGCAGTGGGGGGAGACCGGCCCGTGGCGGTCCTGTGGACCGGGGGGTGGGACTCCACGTTCCGCATCTGCCAATTGCTGGACGGGGGGGCAGAGGTGCTCCCAGTGTACTTGGCCAGCGCCCTTGACATGCGCAAGAACCAAATGTCCGAAATTGTCACCATGCAGGCCCTCCGGCCCTTGTTGCGGAAGAGGTTCCCTCGAAGTAAGGTGCTCCCCACCATGCACGTTGGCCGGCCGGGGGACCACTCGATATCTCACGGCATCCCCGGCGACCACCTGGTAACTGCCGCAGCCAAACAGATCGGGTACGGCGGCACGGGTAAGGAGAGGATGGGCAGGCAGTACGAGGCGTTTTGCCGGTTCGCTAAGCACTTTGGGGAGATGGAGCTGTGCATCGAGGTGGGGGGGCGGGCGGAGAAGCTCCTCCGCAGCGACGTGGTGGATACTCCCCAGGGAATTCGGCTGAAACCTTACTCGGAGCTGACAGACAAGGCCCTCGAGATTTTCCGCCCCTTTGTGTTCCCCCTTATCAGGAGTACCAAGGCTCACATGCTGGCCGTCAGCGAAGAACGGGAGTACCTCCCAATCCTCAAGCGGACCTGGTCATGTTGGTTTCCTCAGAAGAACGGCTCCCCTTGCGGCCGGTGTGAGATGTGCATTCGCCGAGCGGTGCCGGCACAAGGTTAAAAAACGAGTTTCTTTAGCCTTGTGCTGGTGGCTACGTCTCCCCTGGGCCCGCAGGACGGGGGGAGCGCTCCTTGTTCAGGGCTGTTGCGTACTCCTCGTAGTTAGGGTTGCCTTTCAAGGCGACTAAGTGCTATAATACCACGACGAAAAGGGGGGACCTCTTGCTTTTCCCGTTCAGGCAGTTACCGCCCAAGGAGTCGGAAGAGGAAATTTTGGAGTTGCCCCCTATTCCGCTGTCTGAATTAGCGCCCACTTTGTTGAACATCCAAACTCCAAGTGGGGTGGTGCCTCTCAGTTATGAAGACCGCCCTTTCCTCCGGCAGATTGTGGACAGCTTTCCGGCAATGAGGAAGATGTTTTTTCTGTGGGGCCGGCAACTGGAAAAATCGACCTCGTTGGCGGTAATTCCCCTCCTGCTTTCTACTTTGCAGACTATGACCGTCCAGTACACTTCGGGGACGCTCACCCAAGCGATGGAGTTCTCCCACTGGAAGCTGGACGGGTTCATCAAACACTCCGAGTTCCTCAGGAGCATCTACGACACGCGGGGTGTCCAGCTGATGTACAACCGGCGGGAGAAGGAGAGCTACACTGGCTCCCGCATCCTGACAGGCACCGCCTTTGGTGACGCCGCCCGAATTCGTGGTGTGCCTGCTGACATGTTGGAGATGGACGAGCTTGAGCTGGTGCAGTTGGAGGTGGTGCCGGTGTTGCAGCATTCGCTCCACCACTCCCCCTACAAGTATGAGCTCCATGCGGCCACACCCTTGTCCACTGACAACACTGCCTGGGTGTACTGGGACAAGTACTCCGTCCAGCATGAGTGGGGCATCCCTTGCTCTTGCCGGTCGATGTCCAGCGGGGTGGGCCAGATCAATATGAACTCCTTCCATTGGAACATTCTTACCCCCCGTAACCTCTCCCGGTCCGGCCCCATTTGCGACAAGTGTGGGAGGCTCATTGACACCTTGGAGGGGAAGTGGCTGCGGACTACGGGCACCCAGTCCCCCCGCACCTGGCACGCCTTCCGGCTGCCTCAGTTGGCCGCCCCCTACACTGACTACGACGACATCGTGACCAGCATGGAGCAGCGGCCAATCGAGACCATGCAGGAGTCCTTCGCCCTGTCCGTGACGCAGGCCCGGCAGGTCTTCACCGACGCCCTGATTGAGAAGATCAGCGATGCGGAGCTGCCCAATACTGAGGATAACGTGTTGGCTCGGGCCGGCGTGTACCCCATGTTCGTGGGCGTCGACTGGGGCGCTGGCGGCCAATCCGCCACAGTCATCGTGTTCGGGGCGTACATCAAAGACATCTTTACGTTCGTAGGGGGCTTCCGTTACTTCGAGTTAGGGCTCCCGGACCTGGAGGAGTACCGGGTGGGGACTGAAGTGGACGCCTACCTTCCCTTCCTGCCGTTGCTGCGGCAAGTGCGCATCGCCAAGCTGGGAGCGGACGCTGGAATGGGGTACGTGCGTAACCGGATGCTTGTCAGCATATTCGGGGCGGAGCGGTTCGTGCAGGTCCAGTATGTCAACCAGAACGCCCCTATCAAGTTTGCCCCCCACGACCTCATTGTGAAGGTCAGCCGAGACGAGATGCTCACCAATGTGGTGACGGCGATGAAGATGACCCCCTCCCGTTTCAAGCTCCCCCGGATGGCGGATTTGCGGGCGCACCATTGGTACCAGGACTTGAAGGCGGTGAAGGCGGAAGTGGACAGAAAGGGAAAGGTGCGGTACATTCACAGTGAGAATGAGACGGATGACTACTTCCATGCTATGTTCAACTGTCTCCTGGCGTCGCATTTGGTGTATCCGCGCAGCGACATGTTCCCGGCGGCATCTTTCCAGTTGACATAAGGGAGGTGGATGAGGTAATGAAAGGAGTATCAGGCCAAACGGCCCTATCTCGCACGGCTTCTCCCCGCAAGCGTGGGGAGAGCTGCGTTTGGAGGTCAGCTCGGTGAAGGACAGGCAAAGCAAGTCCATGGCTGCCCTCATCGGTGCGGGGGGCCTCAAAGCTGTCATGGCCGACCTCCCCAAGGGAACTATTGAGCACGCTGTAGAGGGAGGGGTCCTCCGCCGCATGCAGCGGAAACGGGTGCGGGAAGCCTTCCGAATGAAGCGGCTCCTTGCCTCCTTCCGCAGGCGAGGACTTCCCCGGGCGGCTGGCGGAGTAGCGGTAGGGGCAGCGACTTTTCCGATATTCGTTAGCGGCGTGAAAGACTTGAAGTCCGGCGACCCCGGCCGAAGAGCTCGGGGGATGACCAAGATCCTGGCCAGCGGCATTGTCTACTCGGGAGGCAAAGGGGGCGTGGAGTACGCCCTTGAGCGGGCCCAGTCGGGGAAGAAATTGACCGCTGCGGGGATGCGTAAGGTGTTTGGCCGGGCGTTTGCTGCCAGGGCGGTACCGGGATTGGCGGCGGCAGCTGTGACAGCGGGGAGCATTGGCTACGGCCTGAAACGCAAGAAAAAAAAGGGAGGCTCGATTATTCCCCTGGTAGCGGGGGTAGGGGGGTTGACTGCGGCGGCTAAGCAAGTACCGGAAACGGTGTTCTTCAAGGCCAAAGGATCACCTCTGAAGTTGCGCACGTACAGAAAAGTCCTGCGCCGTCCCAAGTTGTGGCTGCCGAGAGTGGTCGGCCGGGGGGTTGCCGGGGCTTTTGGAGCTGGGATTTTGGGAGCCGTGACGGAGCGGGTGTTGCGGGATTCTAAGAAGTAGAGTCCTGCGGAATTCACCTTTTCCTTGTCATGAGCTGTTTCTTTGTTACCATAGTAATGTGTATGGAGGTCGGCGATGGAAGTGTATCCTGAACTTCTCACCGAAATGGCAATCACCATAGTCAAGGCGTTTTTCCACAATGAAGGGAAGAAGGACCTGTCAACGTTGGTTGCGGAAAATGTTGCCCGGTTCGCGCGAATACACAAGGGGAAAGCTTTGACGGATACTCACGTCCGCACCCTTTGTCAAATGGTCAATCGGGCAGTCCACAAGAACGCGTTCAAGAAGCATCGCTTGGTCCGCTTCAAATTGGCCTCCTTGGCCAAGGTACGGCTGGGGGGGAGGGCGAGGAAGGAAGCGAAGGGCCCACCCCTCACCCTCCCGGAGTTGCGCCGAGTAGGGCCGGTGTCGCACACCTCCAAGGCGAAAAAGGCCAAGAGGAAGCCGAAAATCCCTCTGCGGGACAAGCTCCCAGGGCACCGCCATTTGAAGAAGACGGCAGCCGCCGAGGTTCTCAGTGAGAGCTTGGGGGATCTGACCGGAACGGTCAACGCAGCGCTGCGGAAGTTGCCTCCTGAGGAACTCATGGGGCTGGCGGTAGTCTTGGACCGGGGGCACGGGTCCACCGTCCTTACCCGAGTTATGCAGGGGGCCTTGGAGAAGACAGCCGACATAGACTTCGACAAGGTGGCCCAGTATACTGGAATGACCCCGTCAGCAGAGCACCCGGTGGTGGCGTCGATGACATCATTTTTGACGGCTGTGGCTGCGTATACCGACGCCTCCGCCAAGTTGGAGGGGGCATGGGTCAAGTAGGGCCATTGCTTGCGGCTGCGGTTGCGGAATACCAACGCCGGAAGGAGCTGGAGAAGGTCGCTGTGGTGCGCCTTTTCAAACCACAGACTCGGTATGACCGGGTAGCGGGGTATCTGCGCAAGGTAACTTCCTCCCCGGTCAACCCGTACACAATCGCTACTCGCCCGGCGCAGTCGGCCGTACGAAAGGCGTTACGGGGTGGGATAGGGGCAACCGCGGGGAGAGCGATGCGGTTGGGTATTGCGGGGCTCTTTGCCCATGAATTTATCACTGGGATGCGGGCGAACATGGCCGCCAGCCGGAAAGCCATGCAAATTTGGGGGACGTGATGGCCATTGACAAAGCAGTACTTGCACAGTTCATAGCAGACCGCAGCGAAGACGGCCTTGAGAAGGACGCCTTCATGAAGGGCTTTCGTAGTGCCTGGGCAGCTCGCCGAGCAGCAGGGGCGGCCGCCCGTAAAAAAGTAGTAGCAGCGAAGGTTCGGGGGAAGGCAACTATGGCCAGAACAAAAAGGGCAATGCGGAGGAAGGAAGTGGCCGCCAAGGGCACAGCTCGAGTAGAGGCAGTCACCGGCAAGTACGCCCGCAAAGCAGAAATCAGAGAAGCTCGACACGCTGCCCGGATGAAGCGCATTCAGAGTGGCCAGGGTCGCTTTGCTGGGCTTTTCCAGCGGGCCGCCAAGGAGCAACCAGCCGCACCAGCGCGTAAGTGGCTGTGGCCGGCAGTAGGCGCAGGCGGCGCATTGGTCGCAGGGGGCGCCTACATGGCCAGCAGGGGCCAGCGCCCGTCGTACGTGCCCGCCAACTATTAGGAGGAGCCAACATGCCAGGAGGAAGGATAGGCAAGCTACTCGCCAAGGCCAGCAAGGCGTGGCGGCGCACCCCGAAAAAGAGGAAGACCCTCGCTCGAATCGCTAGTGCGGCCGGCCCCACTGGGGTCCTTCTGGGTACGTCCTTGGCTGCGGCGGCTGCGATAGCCGGTGGGGTGGCTGCGCATGAGCGCCTTACTCGGGACGGGGATTTCCAGAGAGCACTTGGTGAGTCCCCCAGCTTGCGGAGGAAGCAAGTACGGGCATACAAGCACTTCATGTCCTTGCGTCGGATGAACCCAACCCTTTCCCGGGACCCGCTGGCGGCAGCTGGGTACATGAACAAGGGGATGGCCTTTGAGCAGGAGGGAATTGATCCCTCCGTAGTCCTGGCGTTGGCGCAGCCAGCGGACAAAGGAGTGTTTGACCCCATGAAGGCGGCGACTCTCCATCAGAAGATGATGGGGGAGGTCTGACAAATGCTCCACAAAGCACTCGACGTCCCCGCCTTTGACGATCACCACCACCAGCGAGTGTTCACCCTGACCGGTTTGGAAAAGACGGCGGCAGCCCTCCCAGCTGGAGCTAAGTCTCATTTCTCGGCGGCGTTACAGAGCCAGATCAAGTTGATCAAACCGCACCCTGCCTACTCGTACATGGTGATCATTCCCATTGGAGCATTCGAGTACTGGGGCCCCAACTCCCGGGGCGACGCTGTCCTGGAGGAGCATCTGGCTCCGACCAACTGGCAGACCTGTAAAGTATATGCTAAGCGCCCCTATGGGTACCGTACGTTCCTCAATGGGAAGTTTTTTGCCCACCACAAGAACAAGCCGCAAAAGGGGCATCCGGTCTACGGCGACGTCATTTTCACCAACTACAACTGGGGGATGCACTGGATTGAGCTGCTGGTCAAAGTCTTCCGAGAGCCGCTGGCCAAGGACCACCCGGACATCTTGAATTGGATTGACAGCGGTCATCCCTTCGACGTGTCCATGGGGATGTACGCTGTTGCTGACGTCTGCCCGATTTGTGGGAATACTCGGCGCCACCACGAGGACCCGGCGTGTTTGCACATCAATAGGCGGTTCATTGGCACCATCATGCCCAACGGCCGAGTGGCCTGCATGGTCAATCTCTACCCCAAGTTCCATGACATCTCGGCAGTGGACGAGGGGGCGGACACCTTAGCGCATGGGCTGCTGAAGGTGGCGGCCAAAGACGGCTCTATGTCTTCGGGAGTACCTGCTTCCCGCATCCCCAAAGCTCGGGTGACGGCGGCGTTGCGGGAACTGGTGCGCAAGGGCGCCATTGCCAAAGCTGGGAAAGTTCCGGCCCTTCGCAGTTCGTCTCCGGCGCAGTTGGAGAAGCGCTTCCTCATCAGGAAGATGGCGGAGATGTTCAGCAAGGAAGCCAGCATCGACCCCGGCGCTTTGCTGGCAGCGGGGGACAAGCATGGCCCAGGGCTGATCCTCTCCCTCATACGCAACAAGGTTCTGCTTGACCCTCGGGAGTTTACAGCGGCTTTCCTTGGAGCGCAGGGGAAGAGGAAGCAAGGACTCCTGATAATCAAGAAGCAAGTCATGATTCCGTTTCCTGACGGGGTCACTCCTGTAGAAGTTGACGGTACCGACAAGCCGGGGGTTTCTGCGGACAGGCACGTGCAGCGCAAACTGGCGCCGCACCGTTCTATCCTTCCCAAGATTCTACGTGCCCGCCTCCGACGTCTGTTGGACCGCTTGGCGCTGGCGGAGGAGACTCTCTCCAATACCCGAACGGAGCTGGAGGAGTGGGGGATTGAGAAGAACGCTGAATTGGAGGGGGCCTACCGGAACTACCTGGGCATGATCATGACCGCGCCCGATGTAGCTGTTCCTTTGATGGGGGACTCCCCCTACGCCCTGGCCAGCGACCGGGAAGTGTTGGGGATCGAGAAGCAAGCTGGTTTGACGACTTTGCTGATTGCTCCCAGTCTCACCATCCCCCTGTGGCTTATGGCTCGAACAGCGAGCAAGAACCAGGAAGCGAACGCTGAGCAGTTGGCGCTCTTGGCGGCATTGGCGGGGGCACGAAGCAAAGGCCCCCGAGTGACAGTCATCAATCCCCCACCTATGCCTGACCTGCGGCCGACGGCCCTGCCTTACGCCTTGCTCCACAGCCTGGCCAACGACCCGGAATTGCGGGAAGAGGGGGAGTAACGTGGACCCTTTCGTCGCCGGCTTCATGGCTGCCCTGGAAGACGGGTTGGATAAGGAGGGCATGGCCCGCATGGTAGCTCAAACTCCGGGGCTGCGGGCGGTAGCTATGGGCAAAGAGCGGATGGGCGCCGGAGGCGCCCGAATACCTTCCATCATAGCAGGCACTCGAGCCGGCCCGAAAGTGCTCAGGCCACGAGTTCAGAAGCCGGCAGGGGGCCTCTTGAGCAATATTCGTCGCGGAACTACGCAGCAAACCGGGCTCAACCCTAAGGCCAAAGCCGAAAGGATGGGGTTGACTGCAAAACCAAAGATGGGGCAATAAGCGCCTACGAGAATTTGGGCCGGGAGCGAGTTTGCCAAGATCCTTAAAAGAGTACGCGGGCGCCCGCATCCGTGGGTGACGTCCGCGTTCCAGAAAGTGCGCCTGCGAGCTAAGTAATTCTCCCCCCGTTTACTTTTTTGCAAGTTTTTCCTTGCGCTGACTTCCTCAGCAGGTTATACATTAGGAGTAAGGCGAGCATTTACGGATGCTAAGACCCACCTTGGTCAAACCAACAGAACATGTCAGGAGGAGTGAAGATGAAAATCACAGAGAAGGACATCATTGAGGCCCTTCAGGCGGCGGACACCGAGCCCGCGGCCGACGAGGAAACAGGGCTCGAAGGCACCCTGGAGAAGGTAGCAAGCGTCCAGGAAGTGCTGGGTGAGGACGATATGTCCCTGGCCGACCTGGACGACGAGGAAGCCCTCGAGGCCCTTGCCGCTGCCGGCATCCCGGAAGAGGAAGCCATGGAGCTGGTCGAGGCCCTGATGGAAATCCTGGGTGAGGGCGAGGCGGAAGAGGGCGTTGACAAGGAGGCGGCTCAGGAAGAGATGTTTGGCATGGGCTACGCCTATGGCAAGGGCTTCCAGGCAGCGCTCGACGAGGGTGCTGCGGCCGACGAAGGCGTGGAGAAGCAGGCCGCCAGCGCACGGGTTCAGGCCCTCAAGGCGCAGCTCTTCGGTGAGAAGCAGAAGGGCAAGCTGGGTAAGTACAAGGCCCGGATGGCGAGGCGGCAGGCGCTGAAAGGCAAGGCCTCCGCCCTGCTCGGCAAGGCCAAGAGCAAGCTCGGAGCGGCCGGGAAGCTCGGCCTGAAGCACAAAGGCAAGATTGGCATCGGCGCCCTCCTGGCGGCGTTGGCAGGCACCGGCGGCTACGCTGCCGGCAAGTAGCAGGCGCCTGTTGCAGAAACTCACGTGACGGATGGGGGCCTTAGGGCCCCCTCTGTCCACGGAGAAGGAGGAGCCCCGATGACCCTGGAAGAACTGTACCAGCAAGGCTTCCAAGACGGCCTGGAAAAAGTCGCTGAGGCAGAGGACGAAGGCATCGAAGCGCAGGCGGGGTGGCTGAAGACCCTGAAAGCGAAGCGAGCCAAAGGCCTCCTGGCGCTGGCGAAGAAGAAGGGCGCCAAGGTAGGCTTCAAAGACCTCAGCGCCGGCCGCAAGGTCGGCGGGCTGGGGGCGCTCCTAGCGGCCGCAGTAGGCGGCCGCGGACTCGGCAAGAAACGGGCAGCATAGGAGGGTAGTCCCATGAGGAAGACGCTGACAGAATTGCTCCTCGACCGTAACCCGGTGGAGGTGGCTGATGCCATAGTTGGCGCCTCTCGTGAGGACAGGGAAGAAGGCATCGAAAAGAACGCGACCATAGACGATGCTCTTTCCACCCTGGGAATCGAGGCTGATTTGGGCGGGTCCGAGAGTGGCCTTGACCCTGAGCACCTGGAGAAGGTTGCTTCGGCAGTCGAACGGGTGGTGGGCGCCCTTTCCTTTGTTCGTCCGGACGTTGAGCTGGAGGACATCTTGTCGGTTGAGGGAAAACGGCTTCTGGAAGGGCGCGAGATTCCGCAGTTGGAAGACAGCCCCTTCGAGAAGCAGGCATCCCGCAGAATCACCCCTGCGCTGAAGGAGCGGATCAGGGCTCACCTGGGGAGGAGGCAGTCATGAAGATTTCAGAATTGACCGGCGCCCTGGAGGGGGTCCCTGAGCTGCTCCGTTCGGCAGCCGCTGAGATTCGAGAAGGTCGGACCGCCCGGACCAAGCTGGAGAAGACTGCAGCGGTGGCTCGGGTGAAAGCCACCTTCTCTGATTCCTCGTCAACAGACGAGGACATCCTGTCCGAACTTCCGAGGGAGGCCATCGAGAAGTTAGCTGACAGGTTGGCGCCGAGAAGCACACTGGGTGAGGCCAGCGAGGAGGCAAGCTCGCCCGATCGGACCACGAGTGACGTGGACTTTCTTGAGAACTTGAGAACATTACAATAGGGAGGTAAATCATGCCAGTAACACTTCCCACCCTGAGCAACCAGTTCCCGAACGTAATCGTTCGGACCGCCCATCACCTCACGGCGTTCATCGACACCGTGGCGGTGGAGCCGTACAGTTGGGCGTACATTTCGGATGGTGAATGGGTGGAGCTCGACGCAACTCTCGACAAGTACAAGGTCCCGGGGGCCGGCGCCGTTCCGGCGGCAGTCGACTTGGCCGCCAAGACCCTGTACTTCGTCACGGGCAAGACTGCCGAGCCGCCCCGACAGGCGATGACCCGGGAGGTGGAAGATTCCAGCTCCACGACACAGGAAGGGTACCTTCCGGTGTACAAGGGCCATGAGCCGGTCGAGGTCGACTCGAAGATCTACGACCCGGATGCCGTGGCAACGTGGGCAACCGTTGGAGTAGCCGTGTACGTAGTGAGCATGCTGGACGGGGATGGAAACGCCCGTGCAGTACTGTCCACCGACGCCACGGGTGACGGTGGTACAAGCGGCCTTGCCATAGGCACACTCATCAAGAACGCCGCCAACAACAACGGCTTTGTCCGTGTCCAGTTGACATAGGAGGGGACCATGCTGAGAGATCACGAAATTCGTGAGATGAATGAGCGCTGGGCCGACTCCTTCGACGAACCAGGGGAGGGTCTTGCCAAGGTGGCTGCGCTGAACAGGCAGTACATCGAAGACCACATTCGGGAAGGTTCATTCCTGGACGCTGTCAAGGAGCCGGAGCCGATCACCAACGAGGACTGTGAAAGGTCCGTCAATACCACCTCGCCGATCATCATCGACGAGATCACGGATGGCCAGTGGGGCATGCCGGTGGACTTCACCGGCAGCACTCGGAATGAGGCCGTGCGGCAGCCGAAGTATGCCATCACGATCCAGAAGATTCAGACGGCAACTGCGGTGTACGACACGGACGAGATCCGGATGTCCCGGCGACCCATCACCAAGCACCTGAAAAGGGACCTGGGCGATGCGTTGGCGGACGCCAAAGACCGCTCCTTCGTGATCAACATCGAGACGGCGGTGTGGTTCCTGTTCAAGGACTACACGGCGGGGAACGCCGCCAACGGTCTGAACAACACCAACATCGACGACGGCACCGTGACCGAGTACTCAGTCTACAAGAGTGCCGCAGCGAAGGAGGTGGTGGACGCAGCAGGCGCAGTTGCTGACACCTGGGAAGTGACGCCCTTGCGGAAGACCGACTTCACCGACTTCCAGAACTCGTTCAACACGAATGAGGGGGAGCAGTTGGTTGGGGCCATTGTGCTCATGACCAACCACGACTTCAATCGTGCCAGCGACTGGACGATTGAGGAAGTGGGGGATGTCACGGTCAAGAACACGGTGGAGACCACCAAGGGCTACCGCAAGTTCAAGGACATGCGGGTGGTTCGTACGGGCAAGCACCGCTGGCTCCGTCTGGGCAACGTCTACGGCTTCTCGCCGTGGTCGCACCTGGGTCGTTACTTCCAACTGGAAGGCGTCAAGACCTACCAGGACAAGAGAGGCACCCGGGTCGAGATGTTTGCCTGGATGTACATCGGGCTCGGCTTCGGCAATCTGGCTGGGTTGAAGAAGATGGAGTGCTACTCTGCTTCGAGTACCCCGACCTACGAGGACACCGGCTTCGCCGTGGTCCGCCCAAAGGTTGAGGACGATGTCATCCGGAACAACCGAGTCGACACCGGAGACTGGCTGCCGAGGTTCACCGCCTCATAGACGAAGGGGGTGACATGTTTCGTCTATTCAAAACCGGAAACCCAAAGCCTGGGAAGGGTAAGTGGAAGCGCTTGCTTACCCTTCCCGGCAGCCCCTTGCGCCCACGGGTCGGGGGTATTCTGATTCCCACACGAGGTGTCTCCGTTACGTCGATCTTCATAGCGGACAACGTCACAATCATCAACACGTTGATTCGGGCTGACGCCATCCGCGTTGAGTACAAAGGGGAGGAGGCACAGCCCCGGCAGTTACTCCATTTGGTGCGGGAAGTGTCGAGTTTGGTGCCCACGTTGAGTCGGGGGGCAGCCCCAAAACTCGAACTGGAGGAGGTCCCCGCCAAGGAACCTCCAGAAGACTCACCTCCACCGGCGAAGTCGGAGTCGGTTCCTGCCCCCGTGCCAGAGCCGGTGGCGCCTACCCCTCCCAAACCCAAGCCCAAACCCAAGCCCAAACCTGAGCCCAAACCTGAGGCCAAGCCTGAGGCCAAGCCTGAGCCCAAGCCTGAGCCCAAGCCTGAGGCCAAGCCTGAGGCCAAGCCTGAGCCCAAACCTGAATCTGAACCAGGCAAGGGCAAAAAGGGGAAGAAGGGAAAGCGAGCTCGGGACGAGGAGGGGAGATACGCAGGAGACGACCCGGAAACGCCTGATGTGAACGAGGCGTGGGTGGAATCCTCCGAGGAGCAGGCGGATGAGGAGACCCCTATCGTCGCTCCGCCCAAGCCGCCGCATCGGATGAACAAGGCCGACTTGGTCGACTGGCTTGACCAATGCGGTTATGAGCGGGAGGATTTGGAGGCGATGCGGCGCAACGAACTAGTCAAGTTTGGTAGGAGGCTGATGCAGAAAGATGGCTAAGCGGGACGAACCTATCCAGTTGTGGAACCATGGCAATTTTCCTCTCATGGTGAAGGGGGGGATGATCCCCCCTGGTGGGTCCTTTTGGACAACCAGGGGCGAAGCTGCCCGGTACACCACCAAGAAGCTGCAACCGCACCCTCCGGCTGCTGAAGTTGTTGAAGCGCCTGCACGGAAAAAATCGACCCCCCTCCCCGAAGCGGAAGAGCCTGGAAAGAAAGCCCCCTCCAGACAAAGCAAACCCCGAAAGAGAAAAAAGCCCCCGGCGAAAAAGAAGGTTCCCGAGGAGGGGTAAATGTCCACGGATAGCCCCCTCCAGAGCTACGTTGAAGCCGTCAAGGCGACAATGCGGGACCGGCCCGATCTGAACGCCCTTATTGAGGGGGAGGAGCACAAGGATGAAGACCGCGTAAAAGCACTGGAAGAGGCACTCGACTGGTTGAACAGCACCCCCCCGCTTACCGAGTATACTTTCGTGGACTGCCCGTTCCGTAGGTACCTCATCGATTTAAGCATCATCCGTCTTTTGCGCAGCCTGTTGTACTTGTTGGAGCGGAACGCCCTAGAGGTGTCAGACCCTGGGGGAGTGGCGGCGACTAAGACGCAGCGGGACTACATTCGGAGGACCATTCAGGAACTGCGGGCCGAGGTCCTCCCGGAGCTGAAAGAGGCGAAGAAGGCACGAGCATTGATGGACTCCATCGCGTACTCGGGCTCAGTGGGCAGCTCGTACTACGGAAACAATTGGTGATGAAGTGGGCATCAAGGTGGTACGGACAGGACCGGCAATGGTTACCCTCCAGTGGGAAGGCTTGCAGAGCTCCCACCGGCCGATAGAGGTGTACGTGGAACGGGCCGGGTCGTACACGGGGCCCTTCACAGAACTGGCCGGCCCCCTCACGGACCGCAACAACTACCAGGACACTGCGATTAAGAGAGGGGCCCGCTACTACTACCGGCTCCGTGAGGTGGTTGACGGGACCGACACGTACTACCCAACTTCGGGAGGAGTGTCGATTGCTCCGGAAGAGACGTTGGCGATTGCCGAAGTGCGGCGGCTCCTCTATATGGACCTCTACTATGGGAAGGCGTTCGTCTTGTACTACCCGGTGAAGACATTTGGTCAGCGGTGCTCCTGTTATGACGCCACTCGGGGCAGGAAGAATACGAAGTGCCTCGCTTGTTTCGGCAAGGGCTTCGTTGGGGGTTTCTTCAACCCGATAGTGCTACCCATCAAGCACACCCCCAAGCAGGACGAAGGCCCAGAGACCTCCAGGGCTACCGGGCGAAGTCTGCGGGCAATGCTCCCTGGTATTTTTCCCCTGCGTAAGGGGGACGTCTTCGTTGATTCCACGAATGACAGGTTCATTGTGGCGGGGGTGGAGATGCTCCGGTTCGAGGGGGCGTTGGTGAAACACGCTATTACGGCGTCTCCGGTGCCAGCGGACAACATCTTGCACCAACTCCCGGCGGACCTCGGCCTGTTGGAGAAACCGGCAAAGTTGATGGTGGAGCGAGTATCATGAAGGAGAGGAAAAGGGCGCCTTTTACTCGTGGGCAACTGGCGGGGGCGGCAGGAGTGGCAGTGGCGCTTCCGGTTGCTCTTCTACACCTTAAGTACAGGAGTTTGGGCCTGCGACGGCTCAAGATCCTGGTGCGGAAGCGCCTGAAAGAAGGGGCCAAGCTCCCATTGTTGGGGAAGTAAGTGGAACGTACCGGCAAGAACCTGAATCGCTTGAACGTCTTAGGTAGGGACTCCTCCGCGTTGGCCCTGAAGGGGCTCCTCGCCTTCCTCCAAGGCGTGTTCAAGGAGGGGTTCTTTGGGTACAAGTGGGTGGAGGACAGGAACAACACGGACATTATCATCGCTGAAGGGAACGTGGATGGGTCAATCGACCCGGAAGATGTGGAAAAACTGCCGGCGATTTTCGTCCATGAGGGGCCAGCTCAGTGGCAGAGTATGAACGCCGCCGCCATCGCCTTGTGGGAGAGGACTCGGGGGCACAAGCAGCTGAAGTCACCGGAAACTTTCACGTTGGTAGCGCAGGTAGTGGCCGAGGACGTGGACGAAATGAAGGACATCACGGCGACGGTGTTCACCATGATCCCGACGTTCCCTTCCCTGATCGGGAAAAGGACAGGGATTTCTTTTCCCGGGTCCCCTGTAAGGGCGTACGGCTTGACGCAGGCGAAGAGCGGCTCGGCCTACCCCACTGGGATAATTAATTTGCCTTGCTCCGTCATGGTAGGGCTAGATGTTTCGCGAGAAAAGGGATCACTCTTTGACACGCTGCTGAAGAATGTTACAATGACGATTACAGCGGCGTTGCCCGAACCCGAAACCCGCAGAACCAACCGCTTCATCCTTGGCAACACCCCGAAAGACATGCTTGATGTTGTGGTCCACCAGAGACGCTACCGGGGGAATGTCCTTGTAGACGACCCGTTGGCGGACGAGGAAGCCGAAGAGGGTTGCTTGGAACAGCAAACCGAGTTGACGGAGGAATAAACCATGGCTGTGAACAAACTGACTTACGGTGGCGTACAAATCACTTTTGGTATCCAGGCGGCGACGCCCGTGATTACCGCCCCCAGGAAGAATCTCCTCCTGGTAGGCCCAGCCTACTACGTGGTGGAGGCATTCGACAGTGACGGGGCCTTCGACGTAGACGCTTTGTTGTCCGGACCGGCCACCTTGATCGGTAGTACGGCCATGGAGAACCCGGGAGGGCATACCGGCAGCATCTTTGTGAATGGGGCGGAGACACAGGTCTCCTTCGCTGCCGGAACTTGGTCTATCGGCCAGGTGGTGGCCAAACTGAACGCTGATGTCACTGGCATTACAGCGTTCATCGTCAACACGACCTTCCTGGGCATCCGCACCACCCGGACCGGGGCTTCGGCCTCCCTGCGGGTGACGGGGGGCATTGCTGCCGACTTCGGCCTCACGGCGGGGGAGATGACGTACGGGTACGGGTCTTACACAGAACAGCGCATAGAAGCCCCGTTCACCACCTTGCCGGACCCCAGGGGCATCCTGGACCAATGCGTACTGGATGAGTCGTCCATCTCCGTCTATGCCAATATGGCAGGGACGACGTTCACTTTCGACGAGGACACCGCCTTCGAACGCAACGGGTACTACCGCCCCAGCTCCAAGCGCCTGCTCGACGAAAACGCCGTGGCAGTGGTGGTGGGTGGGTACTCCCCATACTCGTGGTCTGCAACCACTCTGCGCCCCTGGGACCCCGAGGGGGGCTTTGTCACCAAGTTCTGGGGGCCGGGGGATGACGCCATCGGCTACGTCCTGGCGACTCCTGTCGATGCCGTCAATGGCTTCAAGGTGCAAGCCAAGGGTGTCCTGGACGCTGTGGACGGGAGCTACCTGACCGGTCAGATCGGTGATTACCACGGCGCCGCGGGCAACAACGTCAACCTCGTCGTGACTGTAGGGGCCGGGCCGGACGCCACCGTGGTGGCGGTAGTTGGAAATCAGATTACGATCACCATCACCGGGACGCAGACCCTGGCCGACGTCATTGCTGCCATCGAGGCGCACGCCGTGGCCAGCGACATGGTCTACGTGGAGCTCCTCACTGGGGCTGCCGGGACTACCGCCGTAACCTTGTGGGACGGCACTGTGGAGCTTTACCTGGGAGGTGGAGAAGACCCCCTCTCCTTCGCTGGAGCGGACGGCACCAACGAGCCCGGTGGTGAGTTCCTGGTCATTGGGGACCATAGCAACAGCATTGCGCCTATTGCTATGGCCACCGGCGATTACATCGACCTGGCCGTAGAGGGAGGCATCCGCACTCGGGTAACCTTCCAGGATGCAGACGACATCGACGATGTGATTACGGCCATCAATGCCGCCTTCCCGGGCATCACCATTGCCGCCAAGGACGGGACTGGGAACTTCCTGGTGCTGACCGGCCCGACCACGGCAGTGGACCTGCTCGGGTTCAAGTCGAGCTTGGTCATTTATGGCTCGAACTGCTTGAACAAGTTGTTCATCAAGGACACCATCCTGGCCGTTGCCACCAAGTTGGGCACTACGGCCACTACCTTGGTAGTCGCCGCCGCTGATGCAGGCGGCGTAGTGGAAGGAGACACCGTCCGTTTGAACGGCGGCACTGCCACTGCCACCATTCTCAGGATAGTGGTGGACGGCACAGACTTGGTGCTCCACCTGGACCAACCTACCACTTCCTTCCTGCCCATCATCGGGGAGGGTATCACCTACCGCGACATCGACATCATTTCGCAGTTGGCCGCTTCCAATTTCACCGGCCATCGTCACCACGGCGCCCCGTACATGGCACAGGTGGACGACCGCCTGTGGGCGCAGGGCACGGTGCAAAGCGTCCTGCTGTCTTCCAACACCACCATTACCACGGTCGGGGACGTAGTAGCGGCGCAGCAGTCGTTCACCTTCGCTGCCCTGGAGACGGGGAGCATCTTCGGGTTGACGGACACCTTCGTGTATTGGTACCTCGAAGCTCGGGGCTGTGAGGACTCAACGGGGGCCACCAAGCCCTTCCCGAGCATCCTCATCGACTCCACCGAGGACCTCATCACGTTGTACAACGACGTCATCGTGGACAGCTACGGCCGATCCCCGGTCAACCCGTCGTACAACCTCTACGCCAGCTACTCAGCGTTGCGCTTGGACATCTCACCGACGTACGCCCGGGACCGCACCAAGATCTCGGGGGCGGCCGATTTGCTAGACAAACTCGACCCGATTGCCCCCTTGGAGAACCCCCTGGGTTGGGCAGCCTACATGGCCATGCTCGCCTCCGGCGGGCTGTACGAATTCTACGTGCTGGGTGTGCCCTCCGACGACGTGGCGGGGTACTTGGCCTGTGTCCCCATCATGGAGAAGTACCCGGACTGGATCATCGTGCCGCTGACGGACGACAGCGTCATCAATCAAGTCCTTGGGTCTTTCATCAGCACCATGGCGCTGCCGGAGAGCCGGCGTGAAGCCGTGACCTTGCTGACGTCGGACATTCCGGACGAGGAGTACTCGACCACGCTGGGGAGCGGGGCCAACTGCCTGGACAACGAGTTGGGGGCGGAGACCACCCTGATCTTCGACCAGTCCCTCTTCTCCTTGGCAGCGGTCCTCACGGCCGGCGGCATCGACCCGGAGACGCTGACCACGGCGGATGGGGTGTACCTCCAGGTTTCAGGGGGCGGGGCCTCCTCGGCGGAGGCGCTGCACAAGTACCTGGTCAGTTCGGTGGACACCGATGCCAACACGGCCCTGGTCATCCTTGTGTTTGGGGCCACGGAGAACACCGATGCGTTCTACAGCACGGAGACCCCGCCGGTAGTTTCCGGTGCGGATGTCTCTCTGTACCAACGAGGGGATGCAATTGACGCCGACGACACGGACGCCATGTTGGAGGCGCTCCAGGCCGAAGCGGCAACGTTCGCCAGTCGGCGTATCTGCCTCTTGCCTTCCGAGTCCGTAGACGTGGATGTCAACGGGGTGACCACCAACGTAGCCAACTACTACGGCGCCGCCGCAGTGGGTGGCTACGCATTGGCCCACAAGGTTGAGTTCCCGTTCTCGGGGTACACCATCCCCGGCTTGTTGCACGCGTACGGGACGGACGACCTGTTCCCCGACCTGGACCGCATTACCGGGCTGTTCTTCCTTATGAATGGGGACGCAGAGGGGACGGTGGAGGTCTGTCGACAGTTCACCACGGACACTTCGGCGGTGAAGAACTCCGAGTTCTCAGTCACTTCGCAGTTGGACTCTTTGGCCCTCCGGGTCAGGAGCGCCCTGCGCAACTGGCGTAAGAAGAACACGGGGGACGCTACCCTGGGTGCGCAGAATACGGAGGTCGCAGCGGCCATTGAAGCGTGGGCGACCGCCAGGGAGGGGGTATCGGGGAGGATTGAGGACTTGAGCAACCACGCCACCCTCATCAACGTGCACAACATTATTCTAGAGGCGAACGTGTTCATTCCGCTGGGCGGAGTGTTCGTGTACATCATTGCATAGGGAGGACACAACATGGCGCGACAGGATAGCTGGAACCCGCTGACCAAGACGGTGCAAGGCGGGATGAAAGAAGGCAAGCACGCCTCGGCAACGTTCACGTTGCTGGGCTCCGGGCCACCGCACTTGGCGGACATCACGGACAACAGCAATATTGCCGACTCCGTGTTCCCCATTGGGCTGGCGCAGGACTTCTCCTGGGGGCAAACGAAGGGGGTGGCCCGCTTCTACGAGATCGGCTCGAAGCGCAGCTACGTAGTTTTCGGCCACACGGCCGGAGGGGTGACTCTCACGGATGTGTACTACTCCGGACCCAATATCATGAGGAAGCTGTTCGCCGTGTGGCAAGATAAGGACAGTCAGCAACTGTTCACCACCACTTCACAGACGGCGGAGCCGAATCCGGCGTACGGGTTACCGACTATCGCCCCGGGGTACAACAACTACCTCTACAATCTCGAGTCGGACTTCTTCGATCGGTGCTTCGGGTTGTTCATGCAAATCTATGACAACCTAGGGAACCTGCTGGTGAAGTCCTACTTCGAGGAGGCCGTGACACCGTCCTACAACTTGGGTTTCAATGCCCAGGGCGTCATCATTCAGGAGTCGGTGACTATCGACTATGAGCGGGTGATGCCGGTGGATGGAGTTGACTACGAAGACTTGATGCAGGGTATCCTGGACACTCCCTACTAGGGCCCCCGCAGCATTGAGGAAATAGTAGGAACTCCGTACATCGCGGCAACAGCGCTCCCCTTGTGCTCCAACCAAATGATAAACTCTTCCGGCCCTACCGCCAGGTAGTGGGTAGTGTCGCCTCTTCTTCCCTTCTCAGTGACTGCAACGTCCCTACCTCGGCAGGTAAAAGTCAGCCCCTTAGGCAGCCCGAAAGCAGCCCCGTAAAAAGCCCCGGGAATAGCAGCCAGTGAAGGTTGGGGCACATCCTCAAATACCTCGGAGGAGAACCGGGAGGGGGTCTTCAGTACCACAGTGTTGGCATGAACGTTCTCCTTCTGGAATAGCGCCAATACTCGCTGGGGGGAGAAGGCTTCCCGCTTCTCCGGCGGCATCTCCACGGTCAGCAAGCCGTCTTCAATGGTGAGAGTGACGAACCCCCAGTGCTCCAGGAAGTATATAAGGGCGACGACGTTATGGTCGTCTTCCTGGTAGAACTTCAGTAAAGTACCGGACTTGAGGGCTTGAAGCAGGGGGATCATTTTTTGTTTCCACGTTGCACAATCATGGCCTTAGTGTTGCCCAAAGTGGTGGCACAACTGAACGCAATGCGCAGCGCCGTCAGGGGGACCAGGGCCGGTTCCCAAATCTTCGTTTTGTCTAAGTTCGCGAACTGCATGGTGCTGATGTCGACGCCCCAATTGGGCCGCTTTTCGCGTAGGAAGCGCCCCATCATATCAAAGGTGTCGTGTCCGGGTTCCCCGCCTTCCAAGGCGTTGGCGATGAGCAACTCCACTGGGCGGGTTACGGTCTTCAAAAAGATTTCCTTGGCCCGTACGTCGTTCAGCCCTTTGGGTTCGATGCCCCTGACTGCCTGAAGCATGACTTTGAAGGCGCAGCACCCGCCGGGGAGGATGCCCCCCCGTAGGGCCGCCATGCAGGCGGAGATACCATCCTCGACCAAGAAGCGGTGGGCTGCCTTCTCTGCGTTGTTGTACCCAGGTACGAATACCGACCCTACGCCGCCCGCTAGTTGCGCAATTCGTTCTTGGTACCTCTTACGCTCGTGGGGGTTGTCTTCTGCCGCCTGTTTGAGGCTGGCGATGTGGGCCTCCACTACTTCCTCTTCTCCGCCAGCGTCGAAGAGCACCGTGCGTTTGTCCGAGATGAGGACCCGTCCGGCTTTCCCCAGGTGCTCCATGACGTCGTTGGGGGTAAACTCCCGGATGTCCTTGCCGTGATTGGTGGCGAACAGCCTCCCGCCGGTGGCGAGGGCGATGTCCTCCAGCATGCGCAAGCGGCGCTCTCCCGACCCCGGCGCCCGGATGGCGCAGGAGTGGACCCGGCCCTGCTTTCGGTTAATGATCATCATCCCCAGGGCGTTGCCGACTATATCGGGCGCAATCAGCAATAGGGGTTGGCCGATGTGGTCTACGGTTTGCAGGATGGGTAAGACTTCCTCCGCTTCAGCCAGGGTGTCGGCGCTGACAAACACCAGGCACGCCTCATCTGGTTGGCCCCCAAAGTCAATCTTGCCGGCCTGGTCATCCTGGACCAGGAAATGCGAGGAGGCGTACCCCCGGTCGAATATCATCCCTTGGGTGACTTCGTAGTACGGCTCGCCGGAAGGGGAGTCTTGGAAGGCTACCACACCATCCCTCCCCACGGCATGAACCGCTTCGGCCACAAGCGTGCTGAGGACCTCGTCACCGTTGCAGGCGATAGTCGCGACCGCTTTCAGGGTGCCCAGTTTGTTCTCGATAGTGACGATGCGCTCCTTCACCGCGTCCGTGGCTACATTAAAGTACCTACGCAGGTGCGCTAGAGTTTCCCTGTAGTCCCGCCCTGTCAATTGGAGCAGCTGCCGAGCTAACTCCACTGCCAGGATGACTGTAGTGGTGGTCCCATCCCCGATGAGGTTGTTCATTTCCATAGCCGCTCCGACTACGGTTTGAATGGCCGAGTTTTCGACGGGGTCTTCCGACCACACATGGCGGGCTACGTTAACACCATCCTTGGTGTAGGTGGGTTGCCCAAGCTTCATTTGCAGACCGACAAACTGACCGGCGGGGCCGAGTGTGGTTTGCACCGTGCGGGACAGCAGGTCCAGGCCTGCAACCATGCGGTCTTTCGGTTCGAGAACGACAGCGACATCGGTAAGCTTTTCAATCTTCATGGGTGCTTGCGACCTCCTCGAGTTTGGCAATCAAGTAACTGTAGCGAATAGCGAAACGTGTCTCCCCTTCTCGGCTGCGGATGCGGATTCCTCCTACCAGGGAGGCCAACACAACATCTCCGGCGGAGACCGGCAGCTCCTCCCAACCCTCCGGCCCGAAGATTTTGCCGGCGGAGACCACCCTCATGGTGACGGCAAGGGCCTCCATGAACTTCGTCTCATCCGGCATTTCCAGGGTGATTCCAGCCTGAGGAATGTACCGTTCGACAATGACCCAATCGTAGAGAGCTTGCATCCTTCCTCCCTTGTCCACTCATATAACAACTGCCACGTACGAATGTCAAGAAAGTTGTTAAACATTTCCCTTTACAGGAAGTTCCAAGCAAGCTATATTACCCCCGTGACAGACCTTAAGGAGGAGGCGTAAATGGCTGAAAAACACAAAGTACCGAAGAAGCCGAAAAGGAAGAAGAGAAAAACCCCCAGCGTCGATCCCACCAAGATGAGGGTGCTCCCGGGAGGGAGGGCAGGGCCCCCTGGAGGCCCTCCGGGAGCACCTGTGCAGGAATCGCGGGAAGCGCGCACGCTGAAGATGCTGGCGCTGCGTAACTTGGCTCGGGAGTTTGAGGGCAAGCCCCTGTACTTCCTGCCGGTAGACACCAACCCGTTGGCGGTGATGGGCCTCCTCCAAGCGACGCCGGCGGAGGAGGGGCTCAACCAGCAGACGAACATTCCCTGGTCGGTACTTGAGACATTCCTCCCATTGCCTCTTCTGGACGTGCCCGGGCGGACGGGGATGTACTACCTTGTCGAAGTTGTCGGGAGGACCGCTGAGCGGGTGACGTTGACCTTCACTCGTAAGGACATCATTGACGAGTCCAAGATCCCCAAGCCTCCGCCGCAGAAAGCGCCTGAGGTGCCTGAGGAACCAAAGGAAAAGAAGGAGTAACCATGCCAGACGACCAAGGAATTTTCCCCGGGCCGGACGAGCAGGAACAATTGAACCAGTTGGCTGCCGAGGAAGAGGAGGAGGAGCCGTTTGCTGAAGGGGAGGCGGCAATCTCCGGGTTCTCCTTGCAGGCGGAGACTGGTTTCAATTGGCGGGAGTTGGGCGGGTTGAAGCAGGCAGTGGAGTCCCGGTTGGAGCCCCTAGACTTCGGCGACGTCCTGACCGGGGCGGCCACTCAGGTAGTCGCTATCGTTCCCGGCAAGTTGGACGTCACCTACCGAATGTCTTCTACCGGGCATCGAGGGGCCATCGTGACCGCCATGCAGGAGAAGTTCGGGCATGCCGGTGTTATGTCTCCGGAGGGAGCATTCCACCAGCAAATCTTCCGCCTCTGTTGTGGCTTGGCTGCAATTGCGGAGGGGGAACTCCCCGACCCATTGCCGGACAAGCTCAAGCAGCAGTTCAGCAAGAACGTTCTGGACGGAAACATCAAGGCTATTTTGTCCTTGCCGGACCCGGTCTTCTGGCTGGTGTGGTTCAACTTCACCTGGTTCGAAGTTCGTGTGCAGGAGACATTGACTTTGGAGGCTTTAAAAAATGGGTAAACACTCCCATGGGATGGGCCAGGCTCCAACTCTTCTTTGAGAAGACGTCGTTGCCTGCCCATGGGAGTGAGGCGGAACTACCCATGCTCCTGTACGTGATGGAGCGGAACAACATCTACCGCAGGTTGTTGTTCATGTTTGCCTCGCTGCTAGGAGGGAAGGATAGAGCTCGTGGGTTGGGGGACCACATTGATGAGGTCCTCCACCTTGTGGACGAAAAGGAGATTGGAGCTAAGTTGAGGCAGCAACGGAAACTTTTCGGTGCTTGGACCGAACAAGACCCATTTGAAGTACATAAGTTGCCGACATTGGATGAACTAATGCGGGCAGCTCGTCAACGGGAACGGGCTCAACGAAGTCGCTACGGCGGCAAACTTAAGGGATTAAAGGACTCAATGCTCCCGGAGGGGATATGAGACTTTTCGTTAGCAGAATCAGGAATGAGCTGGAGCTTGAGACTGGGAGGTACCTGAACATTTTGGTTATTTCCGACGGGGAGACAGAGGTGGACGTTCCTGTTGCAGATGATGTCTTTGAGCACGTAATGGTTACGTTCCGGGAAGGGATGGGCAATATATCCAATCCAGCCAACGACCGCCAACGCCCAGCTAAACCGGAAGTAGGAGAACTACCCGGCTCCGACCTGTCCATCCCTGATTTGGGTTCTTTGGCCCAGGAAGACGAAGGGCGGGAAGATGGCGAGGAGTGGATAATTTCCGAGGAGGAGAAAGATGGTTGATCGCACCGAGAGAGACGGATTTAACGTAGTCAGCGTCACGGAGGTCCGTATTTACTCCGCGAGCTATGTTGACGGCGTTGGGAAGATGCAGGTGATGCCGGTGGCCGTTATTGACGGCGAAGTGGCGAAGTTCAAGGATGATCAGTTGGTTATCGACCGCCGCGCCACCCCTGAATTCATCGTTGAAGGAGTGAAGGCCCATGTCGAAGCCCTCTCCGAAGAAGGCGACGAGGAAGTGTAAAAAGGCCGTCTTTGTCGGGCTGCGCGTTACGGCGGACACCGACAGGTTCCTCAAAGAGATCGCCACTCGGGCAGGTACATCCAAGTCGGGTGCTATCCGAGGGTTGATCAAGGGAGTGATGGGAGTACTGCTGCGGAGAGCCCATGCGCGTCGACAAAAAGAGGCGGGGGCGGGGAATCCATGAGGTTCTGGGGGTAGTCGCCGCTGCTTTTGCTTGGGGCGCTACCGAAATCCATGTCCTGCCGGATAAGTTTCAACTTGAGTTGAGAGCAACGCCTGCGAAGGACACTGTGCGTTCCTTGGAGGACCTCTTGGGGCTGCGGGAGATCACCGCCGTCCGCCTCACCAAGGAGGCGGTCGAGGACCTACAGGGAGTATTTGCCTTTTGCGCCGACCGCGGCTACTTCCTCGTCCGGATCTATGTGCGCAATGTGCCCAGCTTGTTCCAATGGGCGGGGCTCCGCCCGGCGGCTACCTTGATGGGTGTTCCCGTTGCCCCCTCTGACCAGTTGGAAAGGGGGAGCATCGTTTTCGCTTTGTCCAAGGTCCCGTACGGCCCGCTCAGTACGGTGAATTTCCTATTGAAGGGGGAGTACTATGAGGGATAAAGTGGCAACATTGCGTAGAGCGCTGAAGAAGCTCAACGTGAGCGGTTTGCGGGTGCTCTACAATGAGAAGCGCAGAATTGTCAAGTTGGAAATGGACCGGATCGACCGGATACCCGGCGGCGTGGTAATGGCCGGCACCATGTCCCGAAAAGGGAAAAAGCTGATGATTGTCATCCCCTTTGACCGGTTGGACCTGGCTATCCAAGGGACGGCCCGCCCCCCCGGGAAGTACCGCACCCGCCGAATCGACATGGGTGGGGGCCGCTTCGTCCTGGGCGAGTTTGTTGAGCTGAGGACAGTCGGCGTCGAAGTCGAAGGCTGCTTTACCCTGGACTACTTGACTGCCGACGGAGCCACCCGAGTGGCCGGCACCGTGCCCATCAAAGAAGGGGAGGTGTGATGGTTTCGCCAATTCCTCGAGTTATGATACAGCTGGTATTCGGGAGGGATGAGGACCGGGCCTACCCGTTGGTGGATTTGACCTTTTGGAGCGGGCACGACGTCATGCAGCAAACGGAGCTTACCACCAGCAGCTACGGGGTGTGCACCAAGTGCCACGGTGCCGTGGTTGACTACGTTTGCGTATGCTGCTACGAGACCTTCCACCCGGCGACGGATGAAGAAGAGGCGTGGGAGGGGTTGTTGATTACCGGGGGCAAGCGGTATGTAGCCTCCGAGCTCGCCCGCATCTGGGAGACCATCGCTGAAAAGACCGGAAGGGCGTCCGACGTCTCCTCTATGTACTTGCCGTTCAACGTCAGGGAAGAAGAGGAGATGATGGAGGCGGCCCGCCGGCACCCGGACGAGCTCATGGAGATGGGGTCATATCGGGTGTACGAAGCGGACCAGATCGAGCGGGACTTGCAGGGGCGGTCCCTTTCTTCTCTGTTCGAAATGTTCTTGGAGCTTTAGTGGATCGCCGCCAATTACGGACTTTGCTGGCCGAAGTTCAGAAAGCTCAGGAGAAGGCTCAGCTGTATCAGCTGCTGATCAACTACCTGGGGGAGCTGTCTGATGGGATGGGGGGGCCCGAGGCGGAGGCTTCCTTCCTTGGCCGGGAAGTCATCCAAGAGGTCATCCTGGAGTTGCGGGACCGCAAAGAGCTCCTCGCTGAGGTGGCACTTTCCGGGTCCGAGCCTCGCCGTAAAACCCCCCGTAGGAGGGCGGCGAAGTCTCCCCCCAAGAAACCTCCGGAAGGGGGCAGAAAACCTCCCCCCAAGAAGTAAGCCCAAGAAGATGGACACCCCTCCCTATTTCCGCTACACTTAGCCTAAGAGTGCGCCCGCCGGGGAGAAGGCATGGTAGACATCCTCACTCAGCAACAGGTAATAGCGGCCCAACGGGCAGCGATGATGCAGGCCCGCCAGTTCAATATGATGGCGGCCGGCCAGGCCCGGTATGGGGGGCAGATGGGCCCTTACGCCGGGTCCTACCCGGGGGGTATGCCTGCTGGTGAGATGGTCAACCCGCTGGCTCCCACCCCGGCCAATGTAGGCACCACCGCAGGAGTTGCGGCAGGAGCTGCCGGTGCTGCCGGCGTAGGGATGCTGGGGTGGGCCTCCATGGCCATGGGGATGCACCGTATGGGGACGGCGCCGAGGATCGCCGCCAGCGTTTTCGACCCCCTGACTATGGGACTGCACGGTTGGACTAGGGGGTTACAGGGGGTCATGCGGGGCGCCGGGATGCCGGTCAAGGCCGGTTTCTGGAACACGATCAGGGACCTCCCCAGCCTGTATGCTCGTCGAGGCCCCATGGGCATCGCCCGTGGGGTCCTGGGCGGAGCTATAGGTGCCGCAGCGTTTGCCGCTCCGACCATTGCCGGCTTAGCCGGGGTGAACTGGGCCGGGCAGCAGATCGGCGTGGGCGCCGGGCAGTACGGGCACACAGCAGACATTATCCAGGCCATTCGCCCCCATATCGGCATGCGCGGTTCGTTCGGGGCGCAAGACTTCGGCGGCGTCCGTAATGTCATGATGGACTATGCTCACAGGGGTCAGGACACGTCCGGGAGGTTCCGGGACGCTTCTCAACTCCTGTACGCCACAGGGATCGGGCAGGAGTATCGAGGCGCTGGGACTGCTAAGGAATTCTCAGCTAAGTTCCGGAAGTTGTTGGACGAGACAAAAACCGTAGCGGGCGTACTCCGTACCAGTTTGGCCGATGCCTACGCTACGATGAAGCAAACTGCGGGGATGGGCTTCTTCAAGACCGGCGACCAGGCGGCGTATGTCACCGGTACTCACTTTCGAGCGGCGGGGACCGGGATAGACTCGGCCACTCTCATGCAGGTGGGGTTGGCCGGCAGCCAACAGGCCTCCATGTTCGGTACTCGCCGAGCGACAGGGGCGCTGCAAGCGACGCAGTTAGCTACCGGAATAGCCCAAGCAGCTCGTTCCGGGCTGATCTCGGGGGAACGAGTTCAGGAAATCACGGGCATGTCCGTCTCGCAGGGCGCCCCCAACCTGGCCATGCGGATGATGCAGGCCGCCCCCTTGGCGCTGCAAAGCGAGCTGGGGCAGACCGTCATGGCTGCCTTGATGGATCGCAGTGGGGGCCTGGACACTGCCCGCATGGCGCAGTTTCGCAGCGGCGGGCTGAACTGGAAAGACCTCCGAAAAATGGCCCGAAAGAACTTGTCTCGAAAGGGTTTCTTGTCCTCCTTCGCTGCCAACCAGTCAAACTTGATGGGGCAGATGATGGGCTCCATGGACCCGTCCGAGCTGGTCCAGCGGATGGGGGGTGTGTACGCCCAGCAGGCAGGAACCGACCCGGTCACTGGGATGCGTGCCCTCACCGGTCTCGGGCAAGAGGAAGTATCCATGCTGCGCCAGGTCACCACCAACCTTGGGGAGCTGGGACGGTCAAGCCTCCAGGAGGGCCTGGTGCGCCAAATGGGGCAGCTCAAAGAGCAGGTTCGCGGCCAGGTGATGAGCCCGGGGATGATCGTGGGGCGGATACGTAAGCAGTTACTGGGCCCCCTCGAAAAGAGACTTCAGGACTTCGGGGCACAGCTCAACCAGCGAGTGACGGGTTACATTAACAAGTACCTCGACCAGATGATCAACACTCAGACGTCCTACGTCTCTAAGTCCTTCGACGACGTCATGAATCGGGCCATGCGGGGCTTACCCACTGGGAACTTCTGGCGGGGGATGCAGGCAACCATTAGCGGCAGCCCTGCCGCTGCTGCTGCTTTCGCCTCACCGATGGGGCTGCCTTCTTTAAGTGGTGAGTTCGGGAGTGGCGGTCTGATGGGGTCCTTGCTCCCTCCGGATGCCTTAGCGGGAGCTTTCGGCGGCCCCACGATGACAGGAGCGCAGTCTACTATGAGTACGGCCCTCATGGGCGAGTTTGGGCTGGGCGGCGGCGGAGGGGGTCTGGTTGCCGGTGGGCAGTTTGCTACGTCGGTCGATCCCATGTTCGCATTTGCCGCTACTCCCTCTGAGTACGCTGCCGTGGGAGGCATGGCCGAACCGCAGTACTCATTCGGGGGGAAGCTGTGGGAAGGAATGACTGAGGCTGGGGCGGCTATTGGGGGCTTTGCCGGGGGCGCGGTCGGGGGGGACGTGGGAGAGTGGGCCGGGTCGGGGTTGGGGCGAGTGGGGGCACTAGGGGCTCATCCTGTGTACGGGAGGGCGGTACGGGGCGCCTTTGGGCGGGCAGGGGCAGTTGTCGGTCGGGGGCGT